GGCTGTATCACCAACCATAGCGGGATCAAGACCACAAATAAAAGAAAAGCCATTGACATCACGCGGATGGCCTGGGTGACCAGGAACCAAACGACCTGCCTTACGCATACCATCAATAGAACCTCTTACACATACTGGGTCATAGATTGCATCATCTGAGATATCTTGCTGTTGATAGACAAGCGCCCAAGTAGATGCATCCATAGCTTGACGTTCGTTGTAAAGGTTACGACCATTCCATCTAGGATAGAGGCCGTCTTCGTTCAAATCTGTTTCTGTCTGTCCGTCAAAGGCGGCATCGGATGCTGGCCAAAGAGTCTCCCACTTATCAGGGTCTTCGTCCGTTGTCAGTAGAGCTGGCATAGCAAGGTAGGTCCAAGGGACCAAGCCACCAGGGTAGCGGTCTTCGGAACGTAGCTCCTTGTATAAGTCTACTGCGGTAACGCGGGTACCTACGATAATCAATTTACCAGTAGGGTTCAAACGAGAGCGCACATCCTGGGTTAACCAGCGGATCTGTTTTTCAAACTCGTTAGCGTTCTTTAATGTCACAGCATCGTCTACGATAATCATATCGGCACGCTTACCGTAGATCTGACCACCGATACCGACGGCTTCGATGTTCGGGTCCTTTTCAGATGACTCACGTAGCTCATCACCGAAGGTGACACGGGTTGCCTGCCAAGAGGCAGACTTAGAGTTAAACCCTACGCCAGCAGCGTAAGCCTGTTGGAGTGCTTCATAATTTGGATGAGTCAGGCGTTGCTTGATGGCGTAGAGAAAGTCTGCGGCTAACTGCTGAGTCTGAGAGACTATTAGCACACGAAAGTTAGGGTTCTGACAAACCTGCCAAGTGACGTAATCAATGGTCACGGTCATAGACTTGGCGTGGTTCGGCGGGATATTCAAAAGGATACGGTTATTAGCCAGACCCTTTTCATACTTCATAGAAGGATGTAGCCATCCAGGTTCCCTGCCCTCGATTACATCGATCAGGTTCTGCTGGTGTGGAAAGGTGCGGGAGTGTAGGTACTTCTGACGAAACTCTGCAAAGGTAAGGTCGTGGACATCAGATGCTGCAAAGGACTTGTCCTTGAGACCTAGGCGTGTTCGGTCAACTTTGTCAGTAAAGATCTTGTCAGTTCTACGATAGTACTCGTAGGTCTTAATGGATTTACCGGCGGAGGCACAAGCCTGCTCAATGGTCATACCCTCTGCTACACAGCCAAGGATTAACCTCTTGGCGATGTCGGCACTATTGTCAGCCACGTGATCTCCTAAAATTTATTGGGGACGGGCCGGAATCGGATCTTATCTTTACACGAGGCGCGTAGGCCTCGGGCCGGAATCAGAGATTCCTTGTACTAGGCGAGGAAGGTTTCATCTACCAGTAGATAGACCTATTCCCACTAAAAGTACTGGGCGGGTCGGGCTTAGCGCCCGAAGGAGCCACAGCGAACTGAGGGGTAAGTTAGTGCTCGGCCTAGGGGCCTCGCTAGAGGCCATACCGTTACTGCTCAGGGTCTTTCCTATTAAAGCCCCTTACTATATATAAGGCAGGAAATTTAACGCATTTCCCGTTTTTAGAATGTGAGTTGTATCACAGTATATATAACCGCAGGTCAAAGCCATATTACAGCTTCACTTTAGCAAATATTTTTTGTTACGGTACACAGTACTACCCCCTACTAAAAACAACAACGGGGGGTGCCCGTCCTGCGCTGGCAGACTCTCATTCTATGGTAGACGGTTAGACAGTTTTGCCCTGCCTGTCAATGGTATTGGATACTGGCGCAGGGCTGGCTACCACATCGGCACATATTTAACATTCCCCCCTAGCCCGATTAAATAACCGCTAAGATAGGCAAGGCCTATCGTGTAGGCGATACCTCGCCACCTTTACCTTGCAAGGTCTAGCCCTAACAGATAGACCAGCAGCCACAACATCGCCAGCATTCCCAGCAAGATCCCAAGTTACTAGGTCAGCTCGCTCAGTAACTTACAACTAGTGCCTAGACATATTGACCCTATCTGTCTACCGGTTGCCAGGTAAAAGCGTTATGTAATCGTTATCTGTTTTGGTGTTGTGTTGTTGCATAACGGTATAGTACGTGTATACTTATACCATCAACTCAATCACGAGCTGATTATCGAAAGGGTTAGAAATGAACACAACAGCATTAAAGATTGATAGTTACGACATCAAGCGTAGACAAGACACAATCAGCGAAACTTGGTCTTGGTGTCTGCATTTAACGTCTGGCATTTCATTTGCTGGCGCGTCATCTTCATACGATAAAGCAATCCAATCTATTCAAGACTATGCAAAAAAGGTGGCATAATGCCTAAGACATTGCAAGAACTAGCAGCAGAACTAAACATAGATGCTAAGTATTTTGACCGCGATTTCCTAATGCTAGACAATCGTTTCGCGGTAATGCAAGATGAAAAAGGCTTACACCTAACCGATGTTTTCTCTTGGGCATCTTTTAGCCCAATCAAGATAGGACGTAAATCAAATGCAACCGTTAAGGGATTGCAATTTCAACTAGGACAATACAAGGTCTACATCAAGCAACTACAGGAGGCAAAATAAATGGAAACAATCAACCAAAAAGGCTTTTGGGATTTAATCGAAACGCCAGCCGATAACGTGTGCGAGGTAACTAACCTCATCCAATGGTCTATGAATTACGACAACAAAACAGGCTCACCTTATTACATATTCCTTGACCTTATCGGATATTCCGATGAGCATTTGGGCTGCAGACTCTATAGCGGAAATCCTCGTAATGTATTGGGTTTCCTTGAGATGGATTACTTAGGCGATGCGCTCAAGGAATATGCGAACAATCCTCAAGCGGTAGAGGATTGGATTAACCTACTTATGGAGGCAGAAACTATGGAATTAGAGGCGAACAAATGAGAACTAGATATGTCCTAGCGGTTTCATTCTATACAGACCGCGAGCTGAGCGAGGAGGAGGCTGGCGCCTTGCAATTACAGGTTATCGCACAGATTGAGGAACCTGTCACCCTTGAGGGTGAGGATGTTGAGTATTCTGTAGAGTTTTACGGTTCAGACATAGACAAGGAGGAGGACAACTAATGCAATGGGAAAAGGAAATAGGGTTTTGCGCTAAGTGCTGGCAGATGATAAGCCTAGACCAATTCATCAACAAAACACACGAATGTGAGAGGGTGCAAGATGCAATACTTAACGCCTAGAGGTTGGTTAGTGGCTGGGATCTTGATTGGGCTGGCTATTTGGGGATTGTGGGAGGTGGCGAGTCACCTTCTGTGGACCGGTAGCGGCTGGGAGTGGTGTGAGAGTCTTTTAGAGTGTGAGAAGGAGGGCAAGTGATGAAAGATAGATACCTGGTAACGCTAGAGATAGATACCTATGACGGAGACCCTAAAAGCTGGAACTGGGATACCTTGTACATAGGGGAGGAGACAGTAAAGATAATCGAAACACAATTCAAGGGTAGAGTACTACCCACTAGCGAGGGAGAGAGTAATGAATAGTTGCGAGTTGCAGGACTTAGAGGATCTTATGGGTAAAGCTGGCGTGTTATTAACTGGTAATGCCTACGACAAAGCGCAGGATTATTTACAAGATAGTTGCTCTTGCGCTACCTATAACTATTTACTGGGCTACAAGATAGGGAGAGAGTAATGAATAAAGAATACCTAGAGGCTAAGGTAGACCTATGCCTCAATCAAGCTGAGAAGGACTTACAGCAGGAGGAGATAGCGCGAGCTATCAAGAACCTACAGCGTGCCAACAGTGCGCTATCGCGTATCTTTAATTTGGAGGAGGACGAGAGTGAGTGACGGCAGAGTATTACGTATGCTAGACAATGGAACTAAATTTATGGGAGATAGCAACGTCTACACAATTCACCCACCAAAGTCCGACCTAATCTTGTTCTATGAAGTGGTAGAGCCTGAGGGTGTGAACACGTGGGGAGGAGCCAGCGCAACACACGCTATACAATGGCTATTCCTAGCGCCAGTAGGCTCACGCCTATTAGTGAGTGCGTGGGATAGTGACGAGGAGGACGCTCATCTAGTAGGGCAAACGATAGACATAACTGAGGTTATCCAACAGGCGAGGGAGGTAGGGCTATGAGCTACTGGTTAGGGTTGGGCGTAGTAATAGTGCTAGTCTATGTGCTTATAGTGTGGGAGGACAAGATCAATGGAGAGTAAAGAGGTTAGTGGTAAGCAAGCAATTCATTATCGAAACTACAGACGAGCAAGAGATAGGGCGCTAGTGCGCCTGTCTCACCTCTATCCGAACGTGTATAGAGACTTGCTAGCGGAGGAGAAAGAGAATGACAGTACAGAGGGTAAAAGCTGGGTTGCTAGTAACACTCGTGTTAGCGTTACTATGGGTGTTCGCTCCCGACCAACACGTAGTAAAGGTAGAGTTGCCAAGCGACCTAAACGTTCACGCAAGACACGCAACAATGGAGGAAAAGCGTGAGAACAAGTCACTTATCATTAGTTACTCAAGAGCACTCGGTTACAACAGCCAACAAGTCAAATGCCTTATCACCTTATGGACCCGTGAGAGCAGGCTTGACCACCTCGCAGACAACAAGCGATCAACAGCTTTTGGAATTGCTCAACTCCTTAGAGAACGCAGTAGAGAACCTGAACTACAAATCCTTCACGGCATACGATACATTGGTCATCGCTATGGAGGGAGTGCGTGTCGCGCTCTCAGCCATAGTGACAGACGAGGCTGGTACTGAATTATGAAACCTGTATTAGATCCTGCTTCATCAATGAGATCCTTCTACTTTAATAAGACAGATGAACGAGTGGTATTTGGAGACATACGTGAGGATGAAACTCATCTACTCACTAATGGTCAGACAATTAAAATTAAACCAGATGAAGTTATGGACTTTAGGGCAATACCTTATCCAGATGAAACCTTTGAGATGGTGGTCTTTGACCCACCTCATATGTTAAGACTTTCAGAGAAGTCTTGGATGCGTAAGAAGTATGGAGTACTAGACAGTGAAAACTGGCGAGATGATATTACTAAAGGTTTTGCTGAATGTTTTAGAGTATTAAAAACTAACGGCACTTTGGTATTTAAGTGGAATGAAGTATCTATTCCATTAAAAGAAATACTAGCGCTTACCCCCCAGCATAAGCCAGTTCTTGGACATCCTTCGGGTAAGAGGATGGGTACTCATTGGGTATTGTTCCTAAAATAATCTTGCTGGGTTTCTAACCCTTTCCTAGCAAAACAAAAAGCCCTCGCCGTAACTGGCGGGGGCTTCTTGCTAGCACTCTACAGCGGTTGCTGCCGAGGAATAAATAATAACACTATCCTCCGTTGGAGTAAAACCCTTTACCCTTGAAGGTGATAGCAGGAGAGTCCCACTTACGGATCATTGGTATATGGCAGTCAAAGCAAGAAGGCTCACGTGGATCCTCGTGGATACTGCGCTCAATAGTTATGTCAGTGTTGCAATCAGGGCAACGATAGTCGTATTGCATCAGAGTTGCACCGCCTCCTCTATGGGTAGATAACCTACTAACTTGCTGACTTTATTAGAACGTGAGAACTCTGTGGTAGCTGGCATCCAATGGTTGAACCATTCAGGTTCAGGTACGTCCATCAAGTCAAAAGAAAAGACACCTTGCGGTGTCGAGTTGATGTAGTAGGGGATAAGATCTCGCTCTGCTGCCTGCGTTATCAGCTTGCGATACTTCATCTCCTCTATCAGTAGCGTGGGATAGTGGGTGTGACGACACTTCAACTCTATGTAGTGACCTGCTTGTACTGAGATACAGTCGAAGGCATCATAGATACCTGGTGCTTTCTCTAAGTCTGCATAGAAACCTTCACGCAAGAAGGTAAACAATAACTCTTCGTTCATTGCCAAGGTGACACCCCGCCTAGATTATCCTGCAACCTACGCAGTGACTGAGCACATCTACGATCTGCTGTAGAGATAGCGCACTCTAGTACCCCTGCTATCTGTTGCAGGGTAAAGCTCTCGTGATGGCGCATACGTAAGATTGCTTGGTCATCTTGGTCTAACTTAAGATAGCCACGCTTGATGTCAATAAGGTTAGCAAGCAGGTTGCCACCTTCTGCTGGGGATGATGAACCTTTAGGTTGCCCATCGTTAATCATCTCTTGTGCTTGTTCTAATACTGTTCCTTCTATGATGGATGCAATAACAAAGGGTAGTAACTGACCGAGGTTAGCTGACTCGTAGTAAACCTCATCGTTAGTTTGATAGCCAGACTTAGCAGCCTTCTCTTTGCGTGCATAGCGTTCTCCTGCACGCTTCATCTGCCAAGCGATGCGCTGTTCGTTATGTCTGCGTCGCTCTTCGATAGGTTCCATTAAGTCAATCGTATGATCTTCAACTCTAGTCATAGCCCAAGCCATCAGCTCTTGCTTGATGTCATCACGCTCAACGTGAGTCTTGTACCTGCGATAGATAGTGTTAGCAACACTAGGTACTAGGTCATAGATTACTGGGTGTAGTTCAGTCATTGTCCTGCACTTCAGGCCATACGCCATCTAGTACCATCATTGCAATGGCAGAATAGTTCAGTAAGTCTAAGAAAGAATCACGCAATGACTCATTACTTGGCTTAACACCTGAGTCTAGTAAGTTATTGATACGTGCTATCTTGTCCCACATACGTACACGCAAACCATTAAGTGGTCCACCTGGTGAGTGAGCAATGTTCTTTGGGCCGTAGTCGTGATGCTTACGCACCAGTAGGTTACCTGCTTGGTCCATAATGCGCCACACATCTGCAATAAATGCTGCATCTATCTTGTCTGTGTAGGCTGGATCAACAAGGTCTCGGTTTCCATATTGATCTCTAAGATCTTGAAGCCCATATGCTGCAAAATCTGTACCATCGAGGCCATCTCTTCTCTTGTCATACATTCGACTCCCCTATCAGTAGTTTCCTTGTAGCATCAATACCATTGGCTAAGTAATAATCATTGATGTCCATACCTGGTGGTAGTGTAACAATCTGTGAGTTCATTACCTCATTCGCCACGCGCTTAGCAAACTCAGCTCCAGGATTAGACCCATCTTCTTTGATGTCATTGTCACCAACAACATAGATAGTTTCATAACCGGCAAAGAGTTTGGGAAAGTGTGGCTTCCAAGCTGCAACGCCTGGTACACCCACTGCTGGTATACCTAGTTCACCACTGGTAACGATGGCATCTAGTTCACCTTCACATACAACGATGTGTGGTGAGTCAACAGTGATGTCACATACGTTATACAGGTGTGCCTTCTGCCCAGTAGGACTACCATACTTAGGCTTGCCATCATCTAATCGTCTAAACTTAAAGCCAACACAACCACCGGATGCTGTGATGTATGGGATAGATAGCCACCCTTCATACATCTCGTGACCATTGATTGGGTTAGTAATAGTTCCTAGTTGAAACAGTCCTGCTGTTTCCTCAGAGATCCCACGTGCGTTTAGTACGGCCAGTGCTTCTTGACTTATTGCCTGAGCGTATTGTTGCGCCGCTTCCTGTAGCAATTTCGACTGCACGTTTGAGGCCATCATTAAACTCCAAGTTCTCTAGTATGCATACTAAGTTAGCTGCATTGCCACCCTTACCGCAGGTGTGACAGAAGTACAGGTTGTCGTAGGTATTCATAACAGCAGACCTGCGACTGTCGCTATGTAGGCAGCATCTAACTGATGCGCTCTTACCTTCTCTTACTTCACCACCGAAGTGCTGGACAATAGGACCTATGGGGATTGCGTTTGCATCAACGGCACCTTTGTATCGGCTCGCTTTACGTACCCTGGACCAGTCTTGTGCTGGCATACACACCCCTTATCATCACACTTATCGTGCCAATGAGCTGAACGCTTGTAGTGGGTAAGAGTGTTCTCTTCTCCTGCTTTATGACAGTTCTGGCAAATCATCTTCTGCTTCTTCTGTAGTTGAAACTTCAACTACTTCTTCTACTGCTGGTACAAGTATCTCTGTTGTTGTTATTTCTCCACCTGGTACTGGCATTACTGCTTCTCCTTTAACCATTGTGCTAGGTCCTGAATGACCCAGGCTTGATCTATTGAAGCGTTGCGACGCTTAACTATTACATAAGACAAAGGTACTTCCCCGATACCACGTGCCTTTGCATAGTTAAGCGCCTCAACTTGTGCTTCTCTCCAGAACTCAGGCAACGAAAGGGTAGCCCTGTTCTTGAGTTCAAGGATATAGGTTTCTCCCGCGATAACAGTAACGATGTCGCCCTCATCCTTTGCCCCAGCTTTAGTCAGACGCTCTGCAAGAACCCCCGCCTTTCGGAGCCACTTCATTACATCTGTCTCAAACTGAGAACCTTTAGTCTTGTTGTACTGACTCATCTACCAATACAACCTTGTTTTT